TTTTGGAGAAGCCGCTCGACGTGCGACGTGTTCGACACGAACGGATCTGCGACGTCGCCGTTTGCGACCAACATGTGATGGTTGATGCGTTCCGTGACGACACCGGCGAGCTTGCTCTCCTTCATCAGTTTGTCGAAGCCTTCGCTCGTCTCCGCGCCTGCGAACCTGAACGCTCTCCGCGCGATGTCAGGTAGCGTGTCAAGATAGGGGCGGAGCCCGTGGACCATAGCCGGCCGATAGAAGTCGGAGATGTTCGAGAGGAGCACGCCGCCCATCTGACGAATGTAGTTGAACGCCGCAAGCGACCGCGTCACGCTCGCGTAGTTGGTGTTGTTGACCCCTTGGAGATACGACCCGCGGATGAGATCCCGCCCCGCCTTGATGTCGACGAGCGCCGAAGCCTGGTCCGCACTCAACACCGCTACGGCGTCGCGCTTGACTTTCGTAAGATCCAACTTTTCGGCGTATCTATCCCGACCGAGAACTCGGTTGATTTCTGCGACGGACTTCGCCGCGTCGACGTCTAGCTTCAGCTTCGTGTACTCGTCCGCCACCTGCGCAAGCTGCTCGCGCATGTCGGCGCGGCCGAAGCGTCGCGTAAGCTCAATCTCCCCCGCCATAGCGCGAGAGTAGCGGTTGACCACTTCCCTCGCGTCGTTGATGAGCCACCCGTGCTTGTCCAGGATCTCGTCGGGGATCATCAACGTCCGCTCACGCATCGGTCCTGTCGTGATCTTGACGACGAATTTCGGCATGTCCTCTTGCGCGTGACCAAGCCCGGACACGCTCCTGTACGCCTCCGACGCGGCGATGCGCGCCGCGCCCTCGAAGTCGTACTTCTCTGTGATCTCCGCACCCGCGGCGAGGCGTTTTTGCCAGCGGGAGAAGAACCGCTCCTCCGCGGCGTCGAGCACCCGCGTAAGCTGTGCATTCTTCGCCGCCGCACGCTTCGCCACTTCCTCCGGCGTCAGCGCGGCGGCGCGCTCCTTCTGGCGCTGGACGAACTCTCCGCGCCTCAGGTTGACGTCGGCGGTCGATTTCGCCGCGTCGTCGAGCATCTGCTCTATCTCTCGGACCGCAGCGGGCGCGTCGGCGAGCTTCGTCTCCCCCTGTTCGAGACGCGCCGTAACGGCGTCGAGCCGGGACAGCGCGGCTTCGTAGTTCTTGACTGCCTGCTGCGCCGCTCGAACTTGCCCGGACACTCTGTCGGCCTCGCGCGTGCCGGCACGAAGCGCAACATTCTCGCCGACGTTCTTCGTCGCCTGCGCGGCGCCCTCGTGAAACGCCGCTTCCGGGCTCATGTGCTCCGTGTACTGCGCGTACAGACGAGACGCGCGCGCCTCCGCCGCCGCGAGCCTGGCGCGTGCAGCGTCGAGATTGTCGCGAAGAACGCGAACCGCGTCCATCGCTTCGGTTACGGGCTTTCCCGAAATCGAGTTGAGCAGGTTCTTCGCGCGCTTCGCGAACGCCACCAGGCTGTTTCCAGCCGCTTCCTGCACCGCGGCGATACGCTCAGAGATCTGCTCTCCGCGGGCTAGTTGGTTGTCGGGGTTGTTGGTGCGCATGTTAGACATGCGACGGCGCAGCCTGGCCCGCGCGGAGAGGAAGTCCTCGAAATCCTTTCCCCCTTGCGCGAGAATGGTCTCCACTTCGCTCCGCGCCGCTTCTCGATCGGCGCCGCGGGAAGTCTTCACCGCTGCGCGGGCTTCAGACAACCGAGTGTCGAGATCGGCGAAGTGCGCGTTTTGCGCGTCGAGCTTGTCTCCGGCGCGCTTAAGATCTTCAATGCGCGCCGCGCGTTCCGCTCCCGCAAGCGACAGATCCCCGATCTGTTCCTTGTGCCGCGCACGCGCCGCGGCAAGTTTCTCGACGTCCTTCTCGTACTCGGACGCCATGCGAGACGCGATCTCGCGGCCGACGACGTCCAAGAACTCCGGCTCCGTCGCTAGGAGGCGATCGCGGTTGTACACGCGAGTGAAATACGACGCGGCCGTCTTCGGGTCCAGCGCGCCGTCGTCGAGCATTCTCAAGAACGGATGGTCCGCTTCCCCCGCGTCTTTGAGTTTGCGCGCAACACCGAGCATCTGCTCGGTGAAGTGGTCGACGGCTTTCCTGTACGCCTGCGCCGCCTGCGCAACGTGCGGGTTGGCGTGCTCGTCGCCGGACCGCATAGCGCGCCCGACTTCGTCGTAGAAGTCTTGCGACGACATGCGGATGCCGGCTTTCCTCATGTCGGAGAAGGCGCTTTCCGCCGCCGCTCCCGCGAGAGCTTGCTGCGCCGACACTTGCGTCCGCGCCATCGTCTCCGCCGACGCCCCAAGAGTATCCCCTGCGTCGTGCATCTTCCTGTAGATAGTGCCCTCGAATACTCCCGCGACCGTCTGCCGCGCACTGGCGGCGTACCGCTGCGTTCCGCGAAGCACAGGGTTGAACCACGAAGTCGCCCCCACGACAGCGTTCGCTGCGCGCCCGGTAACGGCGAGATCGTCGCGGCCCCGCTGACGAGTTAGGGGATCAACGAAATGCGCACCTTCCGCGATGTCCGCGCCGGCACCCCCGACGTGGACGTTTCCGTCCAGATTGAGCGCCGCGATCTCCCCGAGCGCCTTTTCCATCGCCTTGCGTTCGCCGCGCCCAAGAGCCGCCGCTATTCCGCCGCCGACAAGCGACCCAAGAACCGCTGCGGACCCGATGTTGACAAGGCTCTCACCTGCCGTCCGCGTCTCCTGCGACGACTGAAGCGCGGCTTCCGTAACGGCTTGCGCTGCGCCCGTCGACACACCCCCAAGAAGCGCCGATCTGCCGACAGACCACGCACCCTTCGCGCCTCGAACCGCGACAGTCCCCGGAATGAGCGTAGGGGCGTCGAACACTCCGGCGGCGATGCGCGCAAGCGTTCCCGTCCAACCAGCGGCTTCCAGGGTCTTTCGGTCTTCAAGCTCGCGGACGATCTGGTTCTTCACCGCGTGCGCCCGTCTCTCGTTCATGATGTCGACGAAGGAGCTTTCGTACCCGTGCAGTCCGTGCTCCTTTACGAACGCGACCGGATCGAACGTGCCGTCGTCGTGGTTGTCGAGCCCCGCATCCTTGCGGGACACAACGGCGCCGATCGTATTGTCCGCGCGAAACGCCGCGGCGAACGTGTCCCCAACCGAAGGTGCAGGCGCGAGGAGAGAAGCCGCGTCGGCTCGGGGGCGCGCCGGCTCCGCCAGGAGCCCGTTGATCCCACTGGCCGCATCAAGCTCGTCGAAAGTCTTCATCACCATACGGGTTACTCCGGCCGCGCCGCGGCCTGTTCGGCGGCGAGATCTTTTCGGCTCGCGTACCAATCCGCGGTGGCGGCCTGCTTCGCGCGCGCTTTCTCGTGGTCGGCGCGCAACTTCGCTTCCGCGGCGCGGCGCGCCTGCTCCGGCGTCTTCAGCGCAGGCGCCTCGTGCGGGTAGACGCCGAACGCCGCGCCGATCATGTCGTAAGCCACCGCGCCGTTGGCTGCGGAGGCGTTCTTGTCGGCGACGTAAGTGTCGACGTCGGGGAAGAACGCGCCGGGGAGCGGTACGGCCAGGGGGCCGTCTTCCGGCGTCTTGGCGACAACGACGATCTGATACGGCACCGACGCGAAGCTCGTGCGCTGCCCCGGCTTTCCGTCATTGCGCTCCACTGTCATCGGCGCGCCGTTGATGGCGCCGCGCGTGCTCACGCCCTTCCTTTCGACAGGCAGAAGGAGAACCTGGTCCGTCGTCACCGGACGTCCAAGATATGTAGATGCCTCCGTCGCCGCCTGCTCGCTGATCCAGTCGTGCCCGCCGGCAACCGCCGGGAGCCCGGATTTGGACGGAGGGTATCGCATGATGACGCCGTTCTGCACGCCGAACTGCTTCTGCATTTGGTGGTCAGCCCACGCTAGCGCCTTGCTCTCGTTCCTGAACTGCCCGAAGCCCTCGCGCGCGAACTCCGCGTACGTCTCTGCGATCGCCACGCGGTGCGGTCCATCAGGCAGTTTCGCCGAACTGAACCAGCCCCCAAACGTGCTCCCGAGCCGCGCCTCAATCTTCTCCTGCGTCAAGGCGGTCTTCGTAAATGCCGACAGCGCCTCCTGTCGAACAGGGGACAGCCGCTCGGGATCTCGCGCGTCAGCAAGAACGCGATCAACCGCCGCGGCGCTGTCCAGACCGATCTGCTCCGTCAGTCGGCGGTACTCGGTCGCGTTCGTCTCGATGTCCTTGCCGCCGTCGACCCCGCTGAATGCGTTCGGGTTTGCGCGGAGCATGTTTGCCCCGATCGTCAACGCCGCCCCGAGGCGGTCCTTGTCTTCACTCGCGAGCGCGCCGCGGAGAGACGTGACAAACTCCTTCGGAACGATGCCCGTCTTGTCGAAGATCCCAAGCGCCGCCGCACCTGCATCCGCGCCGTTCTTCACGGCGCGCGAATACAATTCGTCGACGCCGGCTTTGTGCGCGGCACTGAATTGGTTCGGCACGCGCCCGCCTTGCATGAGGGACAGACCGACTGCGTAGTCGTCGTCTCCCTTCTGCCGTTCGCGGATGATGGTCTCCGCGCGCTGAATGTCCGGCAGGTCACGAAGCAGTCCGCTCTCACGCGCCGCGCGATAAGACGCTTCCGGCGCCGGCCCCTCTTTCAGGTCCAGGTACAGAGCATTTCGCTGTTCCGCCTGCTGCTGCTGAAGCGCGGCCGTCCGTGCGGCGTCTTGCTGCGCCGCCGCGCGGGTTGCAGCTTCCTGCACCGCCGCGGCCTGCTGCGGCGTCAGCGCGGAAGACGAAGTTGACGCCGGCGAACCGGCGCTGCGCCCGTGCAGCACCATATCCGCTTCGGAATTTCGCCGGGCCGCGTTCGCCCCGTTGTTGTCGCCAGCGAGCGCACGCACCGCGTCGGCCAGTGCGGCGGGATCTCCCGTGCGCGCCGCCGCAGCAACCCCCGCGAGCCGCCCTTTGCTCTGACCGTCCGCGGTGCGCCCCCACGCGCCGGAGCCGTAGTTATACGCGAGCGACACCAACACGGCTTGCGACGCAGATGACAGCTTCTCCCACGCATCGTTTCCGACCGCGCGCTGCGCCGACGGGATGAACTCCGTTGTGAGCCGACGATCGAGATCACGTTCCGCGTCTTCTCGCGAGACGACATCGCCCTTTTTGACACGAACGACACTTCCGTCAGACTTCGTGATCGTGTCCGATCCATACCCGGCGCGCCACGCGTTAACGTCCCAATAAGCGTTTCCGCCGCGCCCGCCGGGATCGAACCCCTCTTTCTGCCGAAGAAGCTGTTTCACCCCTTCGAGCCCCGCCGGCATGTTCGCGCCGAGGACCGCGTACGGTGACGACTTGGCGCGCGCCATTTCCGCCGTGTACGCCAGGTTGTTCTTGATGTCCGCCTTCAGAGCTTCGCGTTCGGCTGGAGGGAGCGTAGACTTGTCGATCAGCGCCGTCTGCTGTTCGACGAACGTGTCGAACGTTTCCGGCCGCGCCTGAACCTGAAGCCCCGCTTTCCGCTGCTCCTCCGAGAGCGTCTGCCGCGTGTTGGTGTCTTGCTGCCGGTACTGGTCGCGAAACGCGCTGCCCGTTCGAGCCGCGAGAAACTTGTCGGCCTTAACCTGGTACTCGCTACGCGCGTCCGCAGGGAGTGTCGCGAGCCACGCGTCGAACCGCGCCTTGGTGTCGGCGCGGGCGCCGGTCCACCAACTCTCCGCCGCCCCGGAGATCCCCCGCAACTTCTCCTCGTACGCGGTGTTGTCCGCGTCCATGAGCTTGACGAAGTTGTCCTCGTGCTCGAACCCGAGGCGCCGCTGCTCGTTCAGCCGCATTTTCTCGGCGAGTTTCAGGCCGCCTTCCCCCAAAGTCGAAAGCGCCGTTCCGACGTCTCCGCCGAACGCGGCGGAAGTGGCTTTCTCAACCGTGCGCACCGCCGTCGGGAGAACCCCGCGGTCCCCCATGCTCATCGTGTCGACAGGAATGCGGACCATTTCACGCCCCTTGGTACATGCGGGATGCGCCCGTCAGGATCGACCCGGCACCCCCAAGAAAACCGGAGAGCAGCGAATTGCTACCCTTCGCCCTCTCGATCGCCGCCGACTGACGAAGCGCCTTCGCCCTTTCCGTCCCGTCGTACAGCGCCGTGATCTCGTCCAGCGCGCCTTGCGTCTGGACGGTGTCGAGCACGTCGAGGGCGCTTCCGGTCAGATCGAGCCCGTTCTGTTGCGTCCCTGCGCGCACTGCCGCCATACGCTGGCGCGTGCGTGATGCAAGCTCCGTGGCTTTGGCCGCCGCCTGCATCTGCGCCTGCTGCCCCTGCCGCTCCATTTCCGCCGCGTTGAACTTCGCCGCCCGGTTGGCCGCCACACCCTGTGTCACCGCGCCGAGCGCCGACAGTCCCGTCGCGCCGATCGAAAGCGCCGAACCAAGCGACATTCCGGCTCCTGCTGCGGCGCCGGTCGCGCCAGCGGCCCCCGCGCCCGCCGCGATGCCTGCCCCCACGAAATCGCCTGCCGCCGCGGCGGCCGTCGCGGCGGCGCCGCCCCCGAACACACTTCCGAGCGCGCCGGAGATCGCCGAGAACATCGGGAACACAAAAGCCATGTGTTAGCTCCTCACCCGCTCGTACAGCGCGTAGGTGTCTCGCCCGTAGAAATGCGCCAGTTTGGCGGCGCAGTCAAACCCAAGAAGCCGGAGCCACCGCCCGGCCTTGTCGTGGTTGACGTCGGCGTACGCCTCTATCCGCGGGAACGCAGGCGCCAAGTCTTCCAGTCTGCGCTTGATCGCCTTCGTCATGACCGGCATCGCCGGTCCCGCTTCCTGTGACAGAAAGCCCCACAAGATCGTCCTCCCCGCCCACACGGGCGTGTGACCGCCCAAGGCGACTAGACGATCGCCGATCCACACCGACCACGCCGGCCCCGCGCTGAGAAGATTGAACAGGAACTCCGGCGTCAGGTGCATCTGCGCCCTTTGGTCCTTCTGCGGACGTAAGCGAAGCGCGTACGACGGCAGGACCGTGTCGCTGATTACGACGTCAGGCATTGATCTGCGCTCTCACGATGATGGCGACAAGCGTCGCCGGGAAAGGATCGCTCTGCTCATAGCACACCCGAAGTGACGTCTCGAACCCGCTCGCCGGCGTGATCTCGACGTCCCCTGTGAACATTTTGCGCGGAACTCCTACGGGGTCGCGCGGGTCGAGTGACTTGACCTTCGACATTCGCGAGAAATCAACTCCGCACTTCCCGCCGATCGTCGCCTGCACGCGCAAGAAGATGCTCGACACCGCCTTCCGTGCCGTCTGCGCAGTCCCGTCTCCTGCGGCAAGCTCAAGGTCCATCGTCCGCGCACGCGACACGAACTGATACCCGACGTGGACAAGCGACGCCGCTCTGTCGAGCGTGATAGCTCCGCCGCTGACTACGCGCGTCCCCTCGTTCGATCCATCCGCCAGGACTTGCACCGTTTCGCCTTCCAGGTGCGAAAGCCCTGTGATCGTCGTCTTCGGGGCGCCCCTGTAGGTGACGCTGTTGTCGACGTGAACAGCCTCCCCGACACCCCGCTTCGACAGCCGGTAGTCGGTCATGTACTCGACAGATCGCTGCACCTGTCCGTTGACAGTGCGGCGCACGACGAGCCACAAATCATCCCCCGTTCCGTCCGGGCTCACAACAGACTGCGCCGTCTCGACGAAGCCGCCTCCTCCGATGTCCACCGGCGCCCACGCCAGCACTCCGCGGTCTCGGTTGTGCACGAGAAGCGCAAGCTCGCCGTTCGACAGCACGCACCAGACGAGACTGTCGCGCTGTTGCTGATACGTCCAATCGACGATCGAGCGCGGGTCCGCCTCGAACCCGTCGTCAGAGCCGTCGAACAGGTGTTCCGACAGCACCGTGATGTCTTCCGCTTTGTAGCGGTCGATGGAGAAGTCGAACCGCATGTCGCGAACACGGTGCCCCGCCCGCTCGACGAACAGCACGCTCTCTCCGACGCGAAGCGGGCGGATCATCCGCGCGCCGTATTCCGTTTGCGGCGTGTGCTGCACGTTGGTCGCGCTGTACACCTGCTGCGTTGTCTGTTCGCCGACCACAGCCTCCCCGCGAGCGGAGCCGAGGAGCAGTTGCCGCGACGGCGCGATCCACCGGATCTTGTCAAGCCGGTTCGCCGCGAGCCGCAGCACGATCGCGGTTTCGCTCGTCACCTGTCCGGCGTCTCTGCGTTTGAAAGACGCGAAGTCCCCGACGACAGAGTGAAATATCTCCCTCCCGCGAACGTACGTCAGCCGCTCCTTGAAAAAGTCAACGCCAGTCGGCCAGCCGTATACCGAGGAAAACTCGCTGAACGCCCATCGCCGCGTCTTGTTGCTCTCCCCGATGGTCTCGGCGGGGAAGCGCGAGATCGTGTTGACGACGCACGAGAGCCCGTCTCCTGACACGCTGGTGATGCGTCCCCACCCATACCCGGAATGGAGATAGCGCCACGTCACGCGCCCGTCGTTAGCCTCGCCTTCTGTGTGGGTCGGGACGTATCTCTGCGCCGTGTCATCGGGGTCGTACGAGTAGCTTCCAAGCGCCTCGTACACGTTTCCGCCGTTTCTGACGACGTCCCCGGTGGTGACGTCAAGCGCGGGTTGATATGGCGTGACCTTGCTCGGGTCCATCGAGAAAAGCAGGATCATTGAGCCGACATGTCCAGGCAGAAACTCCGCCGTCGTCGACGTGATCGTAACCGCCCCGGTCGCGGCGCTGGCGTACATCTGTTTCGCATTGTCGGTGTTGACGTCACGGAACGGGCCGTCGTCGATCACATCTTCAGCCAATGTCCAGTTGGTGGCCCCGAGACGCGACAGTTTGTACGCCGGCGTCTTGCCGTCGACGTGTACGATCCACATCACGTCGGCGCTCTGCACCATTCGGAGCGCGAAAGTCCCTTCCGCCGTCGTGAGATCTTCGGCGCTCCACGGCGTCGCCACTTCGTACGGCGCCGATCCGTCAAGCAACTGCCCGCGGTTCGTCCAGAAACGAACGTACCTGTCTCCGAACTCAAGCAGGTACGCCTGCCCAAGAGAGAACGTGAAGTCGGTCAACCACACAGGCTTTGCGCTGTCTTTCACAAGCCCGACATGCCGCGTTCCGCCTCGCCGTCGCGCCGGACCCTGAACCGTCAGGATAAAGTTGCGCAGAACATCGCACCCGATGTGATACTTGTCCTGGTCCGCGCGCCCGTTGAGAAGCGGTGTAAGTTCGCCCGCGTTGAACGCCGGAATGAGAAACCGCTGTCTCGGCATCAGTACGCCCTCGCCGTGATCCAGGAGCCGTCCGCCTTGGTCCGCGGGGGTAGCTCGAACGCGTTGTGCTTCCGCGCTTCCGCCACTGCCAATCTGTAGCTCGCCACCGCCCTCTCGACGACGGTCTCTGACTTCGTCAACCCGTACGCGAGCTTGACGGCGAGCGCGGCGGACACGACGGCCGAAAACAGCGCGGTCCATTCGCTAGGACCGCCGGGAACGCTGACGTAGGTGATCTGAAGCGGGGCGTCGAAGTCACACAGCACCGCCCGGCCGCTGATGTCGTAGGCGGGTTGCGCCGCGGCGTCCGGCCCGCGAGGACCGAAGAAGGCCCATGCTCCGTTGATGTCGAGGAGACGCGCGCAGTCCGACGGCAGGGTAAAGGAACGGGCGAAACCGAACAGCGGGGCGTCTGCGTCGGCCGGCAAGATGGCCCGCTTCTTGGCGAACGTCCAGGGGTGCTTCTCAAGCTCCTCCCGTACGGTGTCGGAGAATATGTCGCGCGACTGTCGCGCCTCCTCGCTGTCCTCGTCGGGGTCGGCGATCATCAACTTGCCGATGATCCGCATAGCCGCGTTTGTGACTTCGGTCTCCGACCGCGCCATGACCGCCTCCGAAACAACACCGGCCGGAGCGCGCACCGCTCCGGCCGGGCAACTCTACTCCCCCTTCGCCGTTCTGGCAATTACGGGCCGGCGAAGTAGAGATCGACGACGAGCTTGGCCCCTGCGGTATTCGGGAGGGCGGCGACCGAGACCGTCAGGATGATTTCCTCGTCGGCGGACGGCGCGTCGTCGGCGAAACGCGCCGCCGGACCGAACGGCGTCGGCGTGTCGACCGCGGTGAACGTCGCCGCCGCGCGGTACTTCGCCGGCGTGTCGGCCACACCGACCGCGATCTGCGCCGTGCCGAGCGACACGCTCGACACGAGCGTCCCGCCGGCGAAGCGCATCCCCGCCGGGCGCGTGCAGAGAACGACCGTGTCGCCGGAGGCGATCTGCGTGCCCGCCGCGGTGTTCGACGTCGGAGGCGCGTCGAGGGGGATCGTCGCCCGGAAGACGCGCTCGCGCCCGCCGTACGCCTCGTTGCCGAGAAGCCGCGGCGGCTGGTCCCCGCGACCCTTGGTCTCGTTGGTGTAGAAAGAAGCCATAACCGTCTCTCCTTGAAAAGGTGAAAGCTGCCGGGCGGGGACGCGTAGCGCGCCCCCGCGCAGATGTTACGCCGACGTGCAGGTGATCGAGACGACCTTCTTCTCCTGCGTGCGGGCGGCGCCGACCGTCATTTCGCCATAGATCTGCCAGGCGTAGTTCTTGTCGGCGCGCTCGTCGATGCGCGTGATGACGCCGTCCCACGCGCCCTTGTGAACGCCGCTCTTGACCCACACGGGCAGGACGCGCGTCGTCGACGCCAGACCTCCGGGGGCGATGGTCGCGAGCGCCTGCGGGTACTGCGCGGTGGTGCCGTCCGTCATCGTGGCCTGCCACTCGACGTGGACGAAGTTGAACCCGAGGAACTGCGTCACGCGGCCGTCGACGAGCGTCGGCTTGGTGTTGTAGTCCAGGTTCGTCACCTGAAGCTCGCCGAGCAGGTTGTCGTGTTCCGCCGCGGTGATGGCGCAGTAGATGCTCTCGCGCGCCAGATCGAGGCCGGAGGCCATGAGCAGCCGCTTCGCCGCGCGCAGCTTCGGAACGTTGAGCCCGGAGTTGGCGCCGCCGACGTTGACGCCGACGGCCTGCCCCGCGGGGAACGTAACGGGCGTCGTGCCCATCTCCCCTGTGTAGGCCGTGCCGAAGAAGGCCGCGCCGATCGTGTCGTCCGTGGCGCATCCGAGCGCGTTCGCGACCGCCTGCGCGTAGGGCGACTTCAGGTCGATGAGCATCTTCTGGTTGTCGAGGCGGTCGAGCATCGTGGACACCGTGATGGGGTCCGGCCGGACCCACCGACGGTCGCCGGTGATCGACATGTGCGGGGTGTCGGACAGCCGCGCGCGACCGCGCATGACGCCGATCGTGCCGATCTGGTCGATGAACGCCGCGGCCTTGCCCTGGTACGAGCCCATGTCGCAGAGACCTTCGAGGCGCGACCCGGACTGCGAGAGCAGAAACTCGACGTTTCGGCCGAACTGAAGCACGTGATGGGTTTCAACGTTGAACGACATGGCGGTGCCCTTTCCCGGTGCGCCGATGAATGGTGCGGATTGTTTGGGGTGCGCGACGGCGCGTGCGTCGGCTGTTGCCGAGGCAGGCTTGTAGGCGCGATGGCGGACGATGCGAGCGGCTTGTGCGTGAGCGGCCGGCGCGATTTCGTGCGCTGCCGTCTATCTACCGCGGAGCCGAGATGTCTGTCAACGGTTGTTGCGGGGCGCAGTGCGCGCCCCGCCGTATTGTGTCACGTGCGAACGCCGCGAGCCGCCGCTTGGAACAGCGCGTTCATTTCCGCCACCGCGCCGTCGCGCACGCGCGGATCGGGGCTGTTGTACCGATCCATGAACGCCTTGTCGGCGTACTTCGCGTCGATCGCCGCGTTCGCGGCGCCGGGCGACAGCGCCGAAAAGCCAGGCGCCGCGCGCGTCCCCGCGCCGGGAGCCGAGCCGTCGACATATGCCTTCCCGAAAAATTCCAGCAGGTTCGCCGCGCGGAACGGCCCGAGCGCGATCTCGATCGCCGCGCGCTCATCGTTCGAGACCCCCGCCGCGGTGAGCGCCGCCTTGGCGACTTCAAGCCGGCGATCATAATCGGCGCCCCACGCGGTCTTGAGATCCTGCGCGCCCTTGTCGTGAGCGGCGCTCAGCTTCGCCTGCGCGTCCAACTCCGCCGCCTGGTACGCCGCCGTCACCTTCTCCGCCTGCTCCTTGGTGAGATTGGCGTCGAAAAACCAGGTCTTCGCGCTTTCGGAGAACGTCTTGTCCGCCCCCTCCGGCAGCTTGATGTCGTACCCGTCGGCGGACTGCGGACGCCCGAGGCGCGTCCACAGCGCGTCGGCGCCCGCCTTGTCGTCCGCGTCCTTCGGAAGCACGACGGCCCGATCGGCGCCGAGCGCCCCCGCCGCCTGCTCAAGCGCGCGGTAGGATGCGAGCATATGCGACGGGTCTTTCCACCCCTTCGCCTCGATCATCGACAGATCTTCCGGCGTCGCGTCGGGGAGCCACGCAATCTTGGCCGGAGCGGCCGGAGCAGCCGGAGCGGCCGGAGCGGCCGGAGCGGCCGGAGCAGCCGGAGCGGCCGGAGCGGCCGGAGCGGCCGGAGCAGCCGGAGCAGCCGGAGCGGCCGGAGCAGCCGGAGCGGCCGGAGCAGCCGGAGCGGCCGGCGTAGTGGGGGCGAAGGGACTGTTCAGCGGGTCGCTCATTTCAAAGGCTCCTGGTTGATAGCCTCTCGAACGTCAAGCCGAAGCGTGCGTTCGAGAAGTCTGTACACGACGCGTTTTCCGTCGTCGAACATCGCCTGCGCCGTGTCGACGTGTCCGTCAGCACCGCGAGGCGGCCCGGACACGTTGTCGCCGTCACACTGCGTTCGCAGCCACGCTGCGACGCGCCTGGCGTCCGAGTTGAGCTTGCCGTCGCTGTCGAGACACAGACGACGAAGCGACTGTTGCAGCCGGACGGTGCTTACGTGAGCCACCCGCATCACGCGTACCACACGGAAAGCTGCGTCACGTCCCCGGCAGTCAGCGCGCCGGTGTCATTGTCGGCCGCCCCCGTTGTGATGCCGAACCCGATGCCGGTAGCGAAGCTCTCGCCGAGCATTCCGAAGTCGAGATCGAAGGGCGCGCTCGGTGCGAGCGCGAACCCGAACACGACCGCGTCCGTCCCCACCGTCGGAGCCGTCGCCTTGTTGTAAAATTTGATGTAGCGGACGGCGGCCGCAGCGTTGTAGCCGCGCACCTTGTAGACGCGGCCAGCGGACGCCTTGACGAGCGTTGCGTTCGTCGTCGCGGCGGCGCTCGCAATGCGAGACGGAGCGCCGAGCCCTGCCGTACTGGTCGACGTCGACGCGGAGACGAGCCCGATCGTCGACGCGCCGGAGCCGAGAACGGTGGCCGGCTGGTTGCCGTTGGCGCACGCGTCGGACGACGCGTTGATCGTCACTGTGGCGGTCCCCGTCACCGCCGCGAGCGCGGTGACGCGGAGCTTCGTGAAGGCCGCGCAGTCAACCTGAAAGATGCCCTGCGTCGCGCTGGCGATCGTGGCGGCGGCGGCGCGCGAGTTGACATTGAGGACCGGCGATCCTCCGACCGTAACCCACGTCAGCCCGTCGACCGTCGCCTGGATCGTCAACGCCCCGGTGTACGTTCCCGTCACCTGGATCGCCGCCAACGAACGCGTCACGGTGTCGATCTCGACCGCCGAGCCGGCCGTCGCCGCACCTGCGGCGTTCAAATTCTGCGTCGTGATCGTCCCGGTGACGGACGAGTGCCGCTCGTGAAAAGTCGCCATCAGATGATCCCCGCTGTGTTCTTGGCCCCTGCCTCAATCTGGCGCGCCTGCGCGAACAGCTTAGCCGACTGCGCGACGCCTGGAAGAAGTTGTGCCGTCTGCGCCGCGCCCGCGGCAAGCTGCTCGCTGTTTTTCTGCGCCGCGACTTCTTCGTCGGTGAACAGAATGTCCGGCGGCGCGCC